TTTGAATAGTCGGTAACTGTCACGCCTGAAATGTTATAGAGCTTTGTTTTATCGCCCGCGTAAATGTAATTGCTACCAGAGTTGTCCTTCATCACCACCGCACCAGTACAATCATTATCAAGTGCGTCACTCGCTACTGATAAATCTTTAAGCGGTAGGTAGGAATTAAGCCCAGGTAAAACATTAATAGCCGAGCGCGATACATTTGTATTTAAGTCGGCAATGTCAGGCGCTAATTCTCCGAAGGGAATCATTGAATATCACTCAAATGAATAGCTAATGCGCCATGGTAATCCGCTTCATTCATAGCCGCGTCAAGCACCCTTAGATATTTTGTTTCGTACCTTGAGCTATCATCGCCTGTGTAATCAAACGCCTCGATTATTGAGGCAAATAAGTACAGGTTTGGATAGTTGGTTAACAGTGAATTAGTCGTATCACTGGCAAGGTCAGGCATTGCGTAATGAGTCAGCAAGCATGAGTAGGTAGCGTCGGGTGAAGGTGCAAAATAGATGCTCCCGCCCCTGATTGTGTAGGCTACCGGTTTACCTGATTGACTCGACATAGCGCGACCGTCAAACTCATCGGGCGTGAAATAATCCAGCCTTGTTTTTGGGTCAGTGTCGAGATGAGCTGAGATAGCGCCCTTGTAATTACTCGGCAATGATTTAGATGCTGCGTCCACCGTGATAGTAGTCACTGTTGATAATTGCTGAGTTTTAAAGTCAGTGGCAATTCGTGCCTCGGCTAACCGTATAAAATCAGGAATCATCGCGGTCATATCATCGCGGTTAATCCATAGTGCTATTGACGCTTGAAGCTCTGAGTAATTACTTATTGACATTAGATTTTGCCCGTCCTAGTTCGCCACGCCTTATTATCCGGGTCATTTAAAAAAATCTTGACCCACTTCGGTTCCTGCATAAATTCTTCGTATGAGACACCGCGCGTTTTAATCCAAATCATCAGGGCGTTTACATCGATACTTGCCACTTTATTGAAGACCTCAGACCCATGCCGCATCGTCTGGTTATTGCGTTCAAACTTGTTCGCATCGAGTAATTTAGTTACATCGGTTTCGGTTTGAATGGCGGTGGTGTCGTCGTGATCGCAGTAGTGGAACGTCGAAACAACACCGCCTTCCGAGCTAAGTATTCTTTTCACAGCTCGATCTTGATTGCGCCAGAGTCTTGTAGCTTCTTAGCCACTGACTTAGGGATGCTAATAGTCTCGTCAATATCTGAAGTAACGCCGTCATCAAGGCCGACTTTTCGCGCTGTTACGCACTTAATCTGATCCTTCCCTTCGATACCTCTAATGATATTTTCATCGCGAGGCTTAAACGGAGCGTTATTTGTGCGGTTGATTTCCTGCCGCCGAAATAGCTCGTCTTGCTTTTCCTTTTCAGCCGCGTTAAATGTTGCGATTTGCTCGCCTGTCATTTTTGACGGGTCAAAAGCTGGCTCTGATCTTTCTGCCTGCTCCTTAAGTGCCGCTTCTAATTTTTCAATCCGCTCTAGATTCTGTTTCCGCTCTGTTTCTGCCTGAAGCGTCGCCGCTTCTTCTTGGGTTTTAAGCTGCTTTTGTAACGCTGCAATTTGATCCGCTTCTACCCTAGCAGGCGCGTTGGCTTGTTTATTCTTAGACATTTTGTTTCTCGCATAAAAAAGCCCCTACCCGAAGGCAGAGGCTCGATTGAAAAGCCTTGACCAAAGGCTTAGGTTTAGCCGTTAGTATCGGCAATAAGGAAATGAGCGGCCTCGTTACAAACTTCTAACGTGGTCTCCCAAACCATTTCCTCTTTGAAGTTATCACCTGTCTTTGCAAGCTCATAAGAGTGCAAAGGACGGAGATCAGCCAGACTTAAGTAGCCCGGGTCAATGCCGTAAACATTATCACCGACCAACTGACGACAAGGCACAACTTTCAAGGTATGGAAGTCACCAACATAAACATCGAAACTGTGGATTAATTCCTTGGTATTGGTGTCGATGTAGCGAGTAGAGCCACCGGCAAAGTCAGAAACAACGCCTTTGTTGGTTGCAGATACAACCAGCATTGAAGTGTCACCGCCTGAAGTCCACGTCGATGCTAGTACAGTCGTAAGCAATGCTTCGGTTAAATTTCGATCAGTACCACCCGTTAGCAAGTCCGTGCCGTCACCTGTTGACGCCGCGCCGGCTGAACCAACACTGATGTTACTTGTTATGTAGGTAGCCAATGACGCCATTTCTCGCGCCGTGGTTGCGTTACCTGCGACCATCGCATTACCAACAGCAAGTCCGTTATCAAGAATTGCGCGCTCGCCATCGAGCTTGATTTCTTTCATCTTCTTGGCTTTTTGGTATGCCATTTCAGAGCGTACACCAGCATGATTCATTCCCTTCTCTTGAGTACCAGAAACAATCAGTTTCTTTTTCAGGATTTGGGTCTGGTTAGTCAGTCGGGTTGTCGCGGATATTGAATTGGCGCTTTGCGCGTCATCACCTTCAATGTTCGCGTTGTTCGCTGCTGCCGCGAGTGCGTCTGTCTGAAATTCGTGCAATGTGCTGCTCGCCTTGCCCTTTTTAATCGCAGATAGAACAGGGGTTTCACTAGGGCTTACGTCAAAGATAATATCTGATAAATCTTCACGGTTACCGGTAGTGTCGTATTTGTCGAACGTATTTGTTGCTTGTGTCATGGTTAACTTCTCCGAGCTAATAGCATCTGCGCAACATCATCAACCGAGCCGCTTTGTTTGGCTTTTTGGGTTAGTGCTGCTATAGATTTTTGCTTTTGATTTACGTTTTGACGGGCGTTGCCTTTAACCAGCTTCGGGGCTTTCTTAACCTTCTTTTTAGCAATATCGATCGCGGTCACTTCCTTACCTGCGGCCATTGCTTGGCGCGCTAATAAGATAATTCTGTGATCTGTAATCTTGCTTATTTCGTCGGTATTAAATCCCGATTTACCCAGATATTCAGTCAGCTTTGCGGTTTCTGCGTTGCGCACTTTGTCATCGCTCCAAGTCGGTATGGCTTTATTTAAAGCCTCACTTTCTTTTTGCAAATAAGTTTGCTGCGCTTGTTCCGCGTCTTGCGTTTGCTTGTCCTGGAATGCCTGGGCTTGCTGTGTGGCTGATTCAATCTGTTGATTGATTTGCGCCTGTCTCTCTCCGAACTGCTGGCGTTGAAGCATGAATTGGGTAGGGTCGCTTGCCTGTAAGCCGTTCCAATCAATAGAATTAAAATCATTCGACAATTGATTCTGAGCTAGCTTGAGGGTTACCCCCGCCTTTTGCATCTCCGCTTGCAGTTCGTTTCGCGCATTTGTGTGGTGCTGCTCGAGCGTCTTTCGTTGCTCTGCTAGATCCATACTTTTGCGAGTGTTATCAGCTTCGGTCTGATAGCCTTTTTGTAAATCAGATAGCGTTACCTCGGATTCTTCACCATTCACTTTAGTCGTGAGTTTGATCTGCGCCATAAATTCATCTATGGGCATATCAACCGCTTCGGCTAATTCTGTGATGGTTTTAAATGAGGATGCCTCTGTCTCTGTCGGGGCGTCTTCTTCTGCGTCTTCTTCTACTTCGGGGTCGTCATTGGCTTCTGATACTTCGGCTTTATCGTCATCAATTTCTGATGCTTCCGCTTCGGTTTCTTCTGCTTCTGACTCGTTTGATAGTGGCTCTGGCTCCGCTCGAACCTCGCGCCGTCTTTGAATTTCGGCGGCTGCTGAGTCAACATCAGTGACTTCAACAGCGCCGTTATCGGTGGCTGTATCCATTGGTTGTACCTATTAGGGTTATCCGCGCCTTCACGGATTGCTCAACTAAAAGCTAGTTGACAGCTATTACCGATTACTCGGTGAATTCTTTTTGATTCTCTTCGTCAGCGTCAAGCTGTGCCGTTTCGATATGACCTTGCACCTGTGATTTAACACCGGCCAGCATAGCCAGGCTAAGTCCTAGCTCATTGCGTAGTTCAGGGTTATCAATGGGCGCTGCTTCAATTTGACCAATCAAAGCCTCGCGTACATTGTCGAATATCTCAGTGAATAGCGGGTTGTTTTTAAGCTGTCGCGCTTCGGCTGCTCTTTGTTCGTTTTCAGTCATTCAACCCCCTCAACTTCACCTTGATCGTTACGAATAAGCGCTTTAGTCTCACCCGTTCCAGTGTTGCGAATACCTATAGGATTGCCGTGTTCATCGCGCACAATCTCTTTTGGTTGATTCATCGAGTTAATCAATTGCGCCATAGTGCCGAGCGTGTCATTGATCTGCGTTTGATTCGCTTCAATCATGGGCGCGGCCTGGTCGTCCTGATCCATTTCTTTTAATCTTAATTTTGTTTCTGCGTTCAGATCCGCCTTGTATTTGACCATATCCCGATCAGCATCTTTGTTAGCGTCAGTCAATTGAACTTCTAGCTGTTTAATCTGCGTTTGTAGCGCCGCGTTCTCTGCGTTGTCGTCGTTCTTAGACTTCGAGATCTGCGCCTCAAGGCTTTCAATTTGGCTCTTATACTGTGCTTCGAATTCATCTAATCGCTGCTTGCTGGCATCACTGAGGCGTTGATATTGCATCTGTGCTGTTTTGTACTGGGTATCCTGTTGCAACTCGGCATATTTGTGTTGTAGCTTGCCGTCTTCAATCTGTTTATTAGCCTGAATCATTAGCATATTAGCGTCAGGCTGGGGCGGCTCTTCTTGCTGCGGCTCTGCCATTTGAGGGTTCATGTAATACTTATCGACGTTCACCTCACCCGCTGCTTCTGTTAAGAGTTTACGCGCGTTGTAGACATTCTGGCGACTTACCAATACATCCATACCACCGCCTTGAATCAATTTATCTTGATCCTGAATAATCATATTAGCGGCAAACATTTTCTGTTTTCGATCGCCGTTACCAATACCGACTCGCACCGTCATAGTCTCGCGGCGTTTCCACTCACTAGGGTTGATTGATACCCACTGACCTGATGATTTAATCTGCCTTACATCGCCATGCTTAATTAACAAAGCGTGAATCTTTAGCGCTATCGATTTGAATATAGTTTCAGCAAAAGTACGAACCAACATTTCAATGCGCTGGTCCGCTTTTTCAAGCGCCCCCATAAACGCGCCTTCTGTGGATTTGGCTAAAATATCCGCATCTAATCCCATGCCGTTACGAGTGACACCTGAGCGCATTTCTTTTTGCTGGTCTAGTAAGTCAAGCAAGGGTAAGACTTGGCCAATGATAGGCGTGACCGGCTCAGTCGTAACATCGCCGACATTCTTTGCCCTGATAATTCCATTAGCTCGATTGGCCAATATGTCCGCTATGTTTGCGCCCTCAAGTACAACCGTTCGAGGATTATTAGCTCGGTACATATTCGTCATTAACTGACGCATGACTGTGGTTTTAACGTCTTGCAAATCAGTGATAGTTTGCGCGTAAGATAGGCCTGTGTGTTTATGCGGCATTAAGATGCTAGCCGCTGCTTCTATCGGTTGCTCGTCGGTCTCTTCGTTGTCGAATATCTTATTACCGATCATCACAACTCGACGCCGTTCTGCTATACCGTCGCCATCGAAATCAACCAGCATAAAACATTCGTGGAACTTGTATTTTCTTAATGCCTTGTGTGATTCATCATCTGAATTACGCTCATCGGTGTACTTGTTTCGGTTGCGCTCTTCGCTTGATTCCAGATCACTTGAATAAGCCATGTCCAGCTCGTTAGCATCAAACCCCATCAGCAACAATTCAGAGTGTGTTTTCTCTGGGTAATGGCAAACAAACGGGCAGCCATCAAGCATTAAGTGAGCCCAATTACTATCAATGACCACCTCATCCTCTGGTAGCGGCTCAACCTTAGTTTTACCACGGATAGTGGTGCGCTTTACCTCAAGATCATATAAGCCCTGGTCATTCGTTTCCGCGCCTATAATCTCTAGCTCTTGATCGGAGTAGATCTTTATTAATTCTTCATCGGTCAGGTTTTCGTATTGCTCTGTACTGGCCTGCTCTGGTTCATCTCGATAGACTTTAACGTATGAATTTGGATTCAGTAATGCTGATTTGACAATGGTATGCGTGGTTACATAGGCATTATTGTCTTTGTTATAGACATAGTTAACCGCGTCTGTTTCCTGCTCGGCTGCATCCTCATCTTCTGGCCCCTCTGGTTCAAACTCTACAAACCGAGAGCTGCAGGCAAATACGCGCATTACGGCAGGCATAGCCCATTCAATTATTTCCATTACTTCGCGAGTTACAATCTTAGACTGACCATCTTTTTCATTGCCGTACAGCTCGCCTAGATATCGATCTAACAGCTTCTGTCGAACATTCGATAGCTCGCCAGCTTCGGAGCCTATACCGTCATCTACGTGGCCTTGAATGATCTTGACTAATTCGCCATCAGTCATTTTTATATTATCTGATTTCATATTACCCATTCTTCATTGGTATCAAGGTCAATCGTTTTCCAATCGCTTGCAGTAGTTTCTGCCTTTCTTATCATCATGATCGCGTATCTAGTCGCCGCCATTAGGTCATCGCGCTTCTTGACTATCTGCCCTTTAAGCCTGTGATACATTCGATATTCTTCAAACCAGTCATCAAAGTCATCAAAGACTTTCAACCGGCCTGATTGCATTCTGTCCAGCATATCCATAATGCCAGCTTCAACACCAAACCCGCCCTCTTCGTGAGTTGCATGCTCTTTCAGCATATTCAACCCCGCTTCTCTATACTGCCCCGCTAACTGCAAGCCAGATCCTTTATCGTGCTGATAGCCATCGTGTGGCCATGCTGTCGGTATCCAGTCACCCCATTTCTTTATACTTGCCGCTGCCAATAAAGGGGTACATTTACTTTCTCTAAACCCTTTAGTTATATGAATAACGTCTGAGTCTCTATCCCATGCGATATTGACGCATGCCTGTGGATGATCCCATCCAAAATCAAGGCCGTTAA